GAAAATAATGACTTCCAACGACCTCTCATTATTGAAGGGCAAAGAATCTAAGTATCTAATGAATAGTCTGTACAGACATTGGAAAGAAGATTTTACAGACGAGGATACTGGGGAAGTCGTAACCATAGAACGAAAAGAACTCATTATTTCTAAGGGCGAAGAATTAAACGATGAGAATTTTCAAACCATAGACTTCTTTATCAAGAGTGGGGAACTTAACATTAAAGATGTACGATTAAGTTCAATACAACGCACTGCAGATGCTGTATTAGGCAACAGTACTATATGGATAGCAGTAGTGGAAATCTCTCGAAAAAAAAGAACGTTCTACCTATATGCTAACAGCATAGATGTAGCAAGGGGAATTATAGCTGACTATATCGAACAAAATTACATTGGGTTTTATGAAATAAAATCACTCAAAGAGCAGCAGTATTTTACCCTTGTATCATTGGCAAAGAAAAACAGCGATGAGGAGCAAAATAAGTTCTATCAGATAGAGGTAGAAATAACAGTAAATAAAGAGTCTTATCCGATGCGCTTTTTGGTGAAAGCATCTAATGCAGAAGAAGCAAAAGTACTAAGCGAGGCGTTTTATGAAACTTATATGCGAGTGGCTGATGAGGATAAAGAATTACCTCCTTATACGATGACCTTGCTATCGGCAAAAACGCTGAATGTAGAGGCAGTTATAGACCACCAGTTTTGCAAGGAATATATAGATAAAAGCAAAGAAACGTTGTAATGTGACCATTGTGCACCCCGATAGGCAAGCACTCACGTTCGAGCCGTGAGCAGGGGCTAAAAACAACCCGATTTGAAGGAGATTGAGTGCGCATAAATCTTTATCAAATCTCTAATTTCAAATCAAAATGAATGAGTATCAAGAGTTTTTGCGATTAAAACAAAAAGCAAAGGAGCATAAAGGCTTTGCTCCACTGCCGATGAACCCTAAACTATTCCCTTTTCAGCAACATATTGTTGCTAAAAACATTCTCAAAGGCAAACACGCTGTATTTGCTGATTGCGGACTGGGAAAGACAGTAATGCAGCTGGAAACTGCTACCCAAATCGTAAGACACACCAATAAACCTGTGCTTATACTTGCTCCTTTGGTGGTGGTAGCACAGACCAAAAGAGAAGCAGAAAAATTTGGGTTTGACCTTGATAAGGTAACAATTACCAACTTTGAGAATTTGCACAACATCAATCCGCAAGAATATGAGGGGCTAATCGTAGATGAAAGTTCTATAATGAAGAACTTTGAGGGGCAGATAAAAAAGCAACTCTTTGAGTATTTTCACAATACCCCCTACAAGTTTGCTTTTACAGCTACCCCTTCGCCAAACGACCCTATGGAGCTGGCTAATCACTCGGAGTTTTTAGGTTATCAAAGCAGGTTAGGAATGCTCGCTACCTACTTTATCAACGACCAAGACCACACAAGCAAATGGCGACTAAAAGGGCACGCAGTAGAGAAGTTCTATCAGTTCATATCAAGTTGGGCGGTAATGCTTACCAATCCTGCTGATATAGGTTACCCAATGCAAGGGTATGACTTATCAGAGGTGATTTACAAGGAGCACCAAATCATCACACAAAACGATTTTAGCAATGGTTTATTATTCCCTAATATGGCAGTATCGGCTACTGATTTCAACAAAGAATTGAGGCGTACCAAAGAAGAGCGTATTGAAAAGGCTATTGAGATTGCTAATGCCGATAATGAGCCTCATATCGTATGGGTAAAACACAACGATGAAAGCAAGGAGGTAACCTCAGGTATTCGTGGGGCGGTAGAAGTATCAGGAAGCGATACCCCAGAGGATAAGGCGCAAAAGCTGTTAGACTTTGTAGACGGCAAATACAGAGTTTTGGTTACCAAACCGCAGATAGCAAAATACGGACTAAACTTTCAGCACTGCCTGCATCAAACCTTTATGAGCCCTGACTTCTCCTTTGAGGGCTTTTACCAAGCAGTAAGGCGTTCGCATCGTTTTGGGAAGAAAGGCGATGTAACGGTGAATATCATCACTACCGACACAATGCAGAACGTTATGAGTACCATAAGGGAAAAAGAGACACAATTTAAACAAATGCAAGAACTAATGATTAAAAACCAAGAAATATGCAAACACCTACATTCAGAGCCATACACGGCGATTGCGTAGAGGAAGTGGCTAAACTCCCTACCGATAGTATAGATTTCTCAATATTCAGTCCCCCATTTGCCGAATTATACGTTTATTCAGACGATATTCGTGATATGGGCAACTGCAAGGATTACGATGAGTTCTTTGTACATTTTCAATTCCTTGTGAAAGAGTTGGCAAGGGTAGTAAAAAGCGGGCGATTGGTAGCCGTACATTGTATGGATTTGCCCGCAATGAAAAGCAAAGACGAATATATAGGGCTCAAAGACTTTTCAGGAATGCTCATTCAGTCTTTCCAAAAAGAGGGTTTTATTTATCACGATAGGGTAACGATTTGGAAAAGCCCAGTAGTAGAAGTAACCCGTACCAAGTCTATCGGATTGCTTCATAAAACAATCTTAAAAGACAGCAGTATGTCACGCACAGGAATACCCGATTACATCTTAGTATTTCGCAATGCAGGCGATAACTTAGTGCCAATCACACACCAAGTAACAGATGAGAAAAAAGAGAATTACCTACCCGTAAGTTTATGGCAAAAATACGCTGAGCCAGTATGGTATGACATCAATTATTCCGATACCTTGCAATACGCCAGCGCACGTGATGAGAAGGACGAAAAGCATATTTGCCCATTACAATTAGAAACCATTAGGCGTTGCTTGCATTTGTGGAGCAATGAAGGCGAAACTGTATTAAGTCCGTTTGGAGGTATAGGCAGCGAAGGGCACGAAAGTTTGAGACTAAAACGCAACTTTATAGGGATAGAACTCAAGCCTTCTTATTACAACCAAATGCAAAGAAACTTACAACGAATGATTGACGACCTCAATCAAACAACGTTATTCTAAATACATCATTCATTTGTCTCCCCTTGTCTTTGGCGAGCGTTATTATTTGGCGTGCCATTGTCCAGAGAGCAAGTTAAGGGCGAGGGGAGTTTTTTAACACCTACACTATGGAAAGAGAAACATTTGTTTTTTACAAAGATTGGTTGAATGTTATTCGGGATTTGCCAAGTGAGGTTCAGTTGGAAGTTTATCAGGCTATTACGGAATATGCCATATATGGTAACTTGATTGAACTAAAACCACTTGCAAAAGTAGCATTCGGATTTGTAAAACAAACGATTGATAGGGATACACAAAAGTATGTATCAATCAAAGAAAAGAGAAAAGAAGCAGGAGCAAAAGGAGGAAGACCGCTGAAAACCAATGAATTAGAAGAAAGCAAAGAAAAGCAAAAAAACCAATTGGTTTTTGAAAAAAGCAAAAAAAGCAATTGCCCCCTTAATGTAAATGTAAATGTAAATGATAATGTAAATGATTTATTTCAACAAACAAACAAACAAGCGGGTGCGCACGAAGAAAATCCTGAAACCGAAAAACAACCCCTAAACGCTTACGAAGACTTCAAAGGAAACTTACCAGCACTCGAGGCTTGGTTCGCCAAACGTTGGAATGATGCTAAGAAACATTACAAGGCAGGAGTAATTGGAAAAGTTGCTATACTTGGGCAGTCTAAGTTAAACCTCATTGATGTCGCTAAAACATACACCCAACGAGAGATTGATTTAGCCATTAAAGGCGTTTTCATTCAGAAAGAAATTTACCCACAGTTCACCCTATCACCTGACAAAATGTTAGAAACAGACCATTTTAGCAAGTTTTATAACGCAGGACTAACAAATACCCAGCTCTATAACGAAAACCCACAGAAAGGGCAAAAAAGCAGCAAAAAAGGAGTGGCACGCAATGTAGGCGACTTGTAGAATGTAACTAACAACTAAAAACTTACAAAAATGAGCAAAAATACAATCGACTTAGATATCGCTATGCGAAGGCTCGCATACCTCGCCAAACGAAAAGGAAATGCTGATGATAAAGAAGCGTTTAACTCCGTACTGAAGTTTATCAATGCAACACAAGAATACCAGACAGAAAAGTACCCATTACTCTCAAGGTTATTCTGCTTTGTATTCCTAAATCGCTACTTATTCGCTAAAGAAAAAGACGAAAAAATAACAGCCAGCGGCATATTGGCACACGTGCACCAAATCGTTCAAAAACCCCTCGAATGGTGGATAGACGATATAGCCGAAAATACTAAGATGATGCGATACGAAACCGCTTATAAAGACTATAACGAAGCCCTAAGAGAAGCTAACAGAATAGCCGAAGCAAACAAAACACCAGCAGAGCAAACCACAAGCCTAAAAGACGAATATCGCTCACAAGATATATCCCGCATTGTAGAGGCAAAAAACAACATCGTCAAAGAGCGAATGGCAGACTGCATCGCTGTTTTGCAAAAAGAGTACAAACGTGAAGATATAGAGTATTTTATCAAATCAGAAATCACTAAATTATTGCTATTATGTCGCTAAAAGTACAAGAAATTGAGGACGGAGTAGAGCTTTCGCCATTCGATGATTTATGGTTCGCCCGCGAGTACGAAAAAGCATACATACCGCTCGATAAACCCCTCCCACCGCCCGAAACACTTATCAGCATCGGAGAGCATCAGTACAAAGGCAATTACTACCCTACAACAGTAATGACAGCAGGAAGTTTCAGCGTAATAGCAGCACCAAGCAAGAGCAAAAAAACATTATTCAAAACGCAACTATGCGCTACCTACATCGGCGGAAATGCAGCTTATCGTTTCCCTCTACTACGCACCCACCGCAAGAGTGATGAGTATGTATTAGACTTTGATACTGAGCAATCCGACTACTATGCCCAGCGGACTTTTAAAGGCGTTGCCGAAGTAGTAGGTACGATATATCCCCAGTACCTAACGTTCAAAATATGCCACCTCACCGCAGATGAGCGTGTAGCATTCATTGACAAGGCATTAGAGCGCTACAAGGGTAAGACGAAGATGGTGTTTATCGATGGTATAGCCGACCTTATGAATGATGTAAATAACCTCGAATGGAGTAACCAAATCGTACATAAACTCATCAAGTGGGCAGACCAGTATAAGATACATATCTGTACGATTATTCACGTAGCCTACGGAGTAACCAAAGCCACCGGACACTTAGGGAGTGCCGTCACCAAGAAAGCAGAAACAGTCTTTTTGCTCAAGCCAGACGAAAACAACAAGGATATAGTGGAAGTACTACCGCAATACACACGAGGCTACCCGTTTGAATCATTTAAGTTTATGGTTGATAGTAGCGACTTTACAATTTATCCTTACGATGAATTTACAGGCACAATGGCAAAACCAATGGCAATGTCAGCAAGTAACACGCCAAGAGAACCAACGAAAGAGCGTATCAATAACGCTATACCAACAGCCTCCCCTAATGAGGCTTTTGCTAAGAAAGAACCAATAGATGATGTACCATTTTAAAGACTAAAAACAAATGAATAAAAGCAACAGATTTATAACAGAACTCCGTGCGCGAGGATTACAGATAACGCCACAAGAAGCGAAAAACCTAATGAATATCGCAATTGCTGAACACGATAAAGCAGTAGTAATGCCCGTGCTAAAACGTGAAAAAATAGCCCACTATGCTATCCTTGCCTTATCGTATGCCGATAGCCTCAATGAGCTGATGCACGGAATTGACGACACCAAATTTAGCCACGAATTTAAACGCTCATTCAGACAGCTTAAACACTTCAGCGGAGAAGCCGTGAAGCAGTTTAAGAAAACAATGAAAGACGACAAAGTGTTATTAGACGCCTTTGAGTCGTACTCTAACGACCTATCAGAAATGATATATCAGCATTTAGACGTAATTAATGAAAAGTATAAAGAACAATGAAAAAACAATCACCACAAGAACAAGAAGCGGTCGAGTTATTCGAGTACGCTGCACGCAACCTCATCAAGGAGTTTTGTAACAAGCAAGACCTACAATTTGAATTCGACAATTACGATGTAGGGATAGGTATTATATGCTTATCAGACTATATTTTCAATATCGAGGATATATACTACGATATGAAGCACAGTCTGCCCAAAGACAAAATACTGCAATGGTACGACTATGTACTAACACACGAGTCTAACATCAATTACCGCTCCTATTGTATGGGGCTTAGAGAAGAATTAAAAACTGAAGACAAATGAATACACCAAATTTAACAATCCAAGAACTCGTCCCTCTTATCCAAGAGTGGGCAAAAGAAAGAGAAATCTATGAGCAACTAACGCCTTTTGATGAACTCCTGAAAACCCACGAGGAGGTTGGCGAACTTATCAAGGCGTGTTATAATAACGACAAAACCGCTATTCAGGATGCTATTGGCGATGTAATGGTAACGCTCATTAACTACTGCTATTTCAAAGAGGTTGATTTTATACCTATCATCAGAAAATCATTAGAACGTCCCAACACCACACGTGTATCACTATGGTTTATAGCTTTACAAGTTAATAGGTCGCTTAACAGTCTAATTTTCGATGAAGCAAGAAGCAATGTTTTTGACACCCTTGAGTACATTTCATTTACTGCTTGTTACATACTGAGACCCCTCAATAGCATAGCCTTATTAGAAGATACCACCCTTGAGGAGTGCCTAAACATCGCCTACAACGAAATCAAAAACAGAAAAGGAAGAATTATTAACGGAAAATTTATCAAAGATGAATAATACAAATAAAACTTATGTGTATAGCACGTATATACCTCGCCCTACATTTATTAGAAGAAACAATAATAACAAGTTGCACACAGAAAAAGGCAATTCACAAGGAATATACAATCCTAATGATACTTTAGAAGACTATATAACAGTAGGATTAGTGATGTTCGGTGTTCCTTTACTCATAATTATATTAGGTGGTATATATAAATTTTTAACTCAAGATGAAAAATAACAACTACCCCACTTGGCTTGTCCCTTTGGATATAGCCTTACAACTCAAAGCAATAGGATTTGATGAGCCCTGCCATTTCCACTTTCTATACTATCAAGGCTGGGAAATGTTAAAGAAAAGAGGCGATGAATACGGATTTATCACCTCTAATAATTGCAGAGCATATGTGGTAGAAAACCACAATGGAATAGGAAAACTTTCTGTACCCACTTGGGAACAAGTATTTCAGTGGTTCAGGAGCAAAGGTTATCACGGCGTTATAGCCGTAGGTGATGAAAGCGGAGAATTAAATGAATATTCCTATTGCATTAACTACCTCAATGAGTTACGATGCGACTTTGAGCAGGACAGCCACCTCACCTACGAAGATGCCCGTGAGTACCTCGTAAAAGCCCTTATACGAACCTATAAAAGAGAGCAATTAAAATGAAAATCTACATATCAGGAAAGATTAGTGGTACAGACCTTACCGAAACCCGCAAACGCTTTGCAGCCGTAGCAAAAGTAATGAAAAGATTAGGCGTTGAACCCGTGAACCCCTTAGAAAACGGACTATCAGAACACGATAGCTGGGAAGCGCATATGCTTAAAGATATTGCCGACCTACTACAATGCAAGGCTATCTATATGCTACAAGGTTGGCAAGAAAGCAAGGGTGCGTGTATCGAGCATTATATCGCTACCAAAATAGGAATGCCTATAATGTATGAGATAGAGCAGGACTAATAACAAGCACTTAACAGGAAGCCGTTAGTATCACACTAACGGCTTTCATATTAACAGCCGTTTTGCCCCGTCAAAATGACTATGTAAAATGACTATGCAAAATGCTGGTAAACAAATAATTATATCATTTTTTTTGTAGGAATAGTTTAAAGTTTTTTGTACCTTTGCAGCCGAAATTGTAATGTAAGTTATTTTATATGAAAACGAATGTAGTAATGCAAAGTGCAGACCGTAATTTGTTTGGTATAATCATCAAACAAAACACAAAGAACGGGCAAAGTTTATCAGTATCTGACCTTATGAAAGCGTATGAAAAAGCAAGGTATCAGTATGGCGGAGAAGAAAAAAACATACACGAAATAGTTAATAATAAAGGGTTTAAGGAAACAATTTACATAACATTAAACAGAATAGGAGTTGTTAAGTTACATATTGACGACTTCCTGAAAGAAGTTGAGGATAAAGGACTTATTAAGGTTTTGAAATCTATAGGAATGTGGGAGACGTATGGGAAAGGTGATTACAAAGAAGTTTTTTGTAACTCATATATTTGGACGCTATTGGCTTTAGAATTACACCCTATATTTTTTACTGAATTAGTATCTAATGCGGATTTTAGTGTCTTAAACATAGACTTCGATACCCAAGTAATGCTTTCAAAAAAGGAAATTATGAAAACATACTTGTTTCAATCAGGAGATAAATATAAGATAGGGAAATCGCGAGATATTAATAGGAGATTAGAAGAATTAGGATTATATAATCCAGATATAAAATTAGTATGTGAAATGGCAGGAGATTTAGAATTTGAATTACACGAAAAATATAAAAAGTATCTATACAAAAGAGAATGGTTTATTTTTGATAACGAAACACTAAAATCAGTATTGAAAGATTTTAAACAAACAACTTCTAAGAGTAATCACTAACTATAAAGCAGCATAACTATGGAAGAAACAAATAATATTGAAACAAACGAACTCACAAATGCTATTAATCGTTTAAGTAAATTTAAAGCAAGTAATGATTATATAGAGGAATATCACAATCACAAAACGGTATTACTATCATTAATTGATTACCAACGCAACGAAGTAGAACGATGTATAAAATCAGGATTTTTAAATCATAATCAAGGTGCATTTTTAATTGATAATTTAAATGGGTTGATGGAATACGCTCGTTTATTCACTAATCTAATAAGCGATGAAGACCTATCCGATATAGCAGAAGTGATAGAACAATCAAGCCTAATATTACCAAAAATACCATTTTAACAATGAAACACCAAGAAAGCACCCTACAAACCGCCTGCGTGCGCTGGTTTAGATACCAATACCCGCACCTCGTTATATACGCTGTTCCTAATGGAGGCAGTCGCAATGTTCGTGAAGCGCAACGCCTCAAGGCAGAGGGCGTATTATCAGGGGTAGCCGACTTGGTAGTACTCCTGACACAAGGCAAAAGCCTCTATATCGAAATGAAAGTAAAAGGCAATCGCCAAACGCAAAACCAAAAGGATTTTCAGAAGAAAGTCATCGCACTGGGGCATACCTACGCTGTATGCTACACCTTTGAGGAGTTTCAGAAAGTAGTAGAAAATTACATTAGCGTTGGTGATTATTTTGCACCTAAAATAGAAAAGTTACCTAAAAAGATTTAACCATAAAACCTAATTCCTATGTTTGACAATATAAAAAAAGCCCTCGAAACAGTCACAGAGACGCAACAATTTAGCCAATCAGACTTAAAGAAACTATTTTGCGGATTAGCAAAGAAGCATTTTCGCTGCACACAAGAGGATTTAGCTAACTATCTACGTGTATCCCGTACCAGTGTAACCTATTACCTCCACCAGCATTCGCTTGCAGATAAAAACACACAGTACAATCAATGTTTTAAAAACTCGGAAAGAGTACTAATAAACCTAATGAAAAAGTCTAAGCGCTCTTAATTCTTTTATAGTATTTTTCTCATTTTTATTATGTTTTTCAATTTGCTACCGCCTCATCACTGGGGCGGTAGTTTTTTATTCTTCACCTTCTTTTGGCTGCTCCTGCTCAAAGCGTTCTTTCAGCTGCATACTATCAGCCTCCTGCGAGTATGGGTACTTTCTTACAATCCCCAGCCAGCGGTTCTGTTCATCGTAAAAGTGAGTAAAACCTTCAGGAGGCAATAACAATTCAAAAAATGAAACCCCTATAACCTCAGATACTTTTTGAATAGTATCAAGGGAATTGTTTTTAAGGTTCTTGTTTAGCGTCTGATATTGTACCCCCAGCGTGTTTGCTACATCAGCAAGTTTAAACCCTTTACTTTTAATCTTTTTAGTAATATAGTTATAATCTATCATATATAAGAATAATTACATTAACGCCGCAAAAGTATATAAAATAATTGATATAGCAAAACAATTAAAAAAAAGTATTATTTGCATAAGAGCTTACAATCAATCACTTACAAAATAAATTACAAAAATATATAAAAAAGTATATAAAAAAAAGTATATAAAAATTTGCATATATGTAAAAATAGTTATACCTTTGCACCGTCAAAATGATAGAACAAGTAATAACATTAAATACATTAATAGTATGAAAGCATTAGAATTAAAAGACCTCAAAGCAGGTAACGTTTACAAAAGAACAGATAAAAATTACTACACAGAATGTAGTGCTTATGTAGAAGTAATTTCAGAAGGGGTATGTAACTATATTTTCATAATGTACAATGAACAAGGCGAAGTTGCTTACTTCTATGTTAATAAGAATTGCCCTTTAAAAGAGATTCAAACTCTTTATGCAAGATATGAGCTTTCTACTAAAAAAGAGTTCAAAGCAGCAATAAAAATGATAAAAGACAGTTTAACATTTTAAATCAATATAAAAATGAAAGCATTAGACAAACAAGAGATACAAGTATATTACGAATGGTGCTATAATAATTATGAAGTGCGCACCAAATTAGAACTCAAAGGGCGTGGTATAAAAAAATCAGAATATACTAAAGGCATCTACTTTGTAACCCCAAAAGCACTTGAAAAACTTGAAGAAAAATACACTTGTGCTCGTTATGATGTACATTCATTAAACAACTAATCACAACGCCCTGAGCAAGGCGCAAAAAGGCTCAAAATATCAGTAATAACCTTTAAACCTCAAACAAATGAAACCACTACACGACACCATAAACGACCGCTATATTATCAGCACCTACTTTGATAAAGCTGCAAAAACATATATCACCAGTGTAACTGACAAACACACTTTTGATATTATCAAAGAAAGCAAATCATCTACCTACAACAATGCTAAAACCATACACAAAGCAACCGTATTACACTACACACTAAAAAATAATTAATAACCTTAAACACTATATCAAAATGAAAAATACCGACAAAAAGAACGTTTTTACACTGGCTTGGCAGTTTGCACGCCAAACAGGGCTATCATTCAGCGAATGCCTCAAAAAAGCGTGGGCAAATATCAAACTCAAAAGCAAAATGAGCAGCCAAATAGTACGCTTTTACTTTCAAAAAGTAGACGGCTCAACCCGTGAAGCGTGGGGTACATTACGCCCCGATTTACTACCTCCTACCCAGCAAAGCCGCAAAACCAATAATACTGTACAAGTATACTTCGATACCGAATGCCACGAATATCGCTGTTTTAAGAAGTTTAACCTTGTAAGTATCGCATAAAATCACTATATTTGCACCACGCAAAAAATGTCAAAAAATTGTCAAACTATCAGCAAGCAATATAGCAATAATCGCCGTACCTTTGCCTTGAATGTAAAACCATTCAGCAAGTACATTGATTTATTGCTATATTTGCAACCTGAAAAAACAGTTTTACCAATGAATATACTATCATTACAAATCACAGGGGGTAACTTTGAAGCTATTTTAAAAGGCGTACAAAAGATTGAAACACGCAAAATTTTGCCCAATACAATAAAAAAATACTTCACCAACCCTAATACAAAAAAAATGCAGGTGATAAAATATGATGCCTTACGATTAATAAACGGGCGTACCCACCCTATACCTGAACTAACCGTGCAAGTACTCAAAGAAGAAGTCGTATTTGAAACTGATGAAAAAGGCAACGAAATTACCTATATTGACGACCAAACAGGTGAAGAATGCGTATTATGCTTTATAGCATACCATTTAGGCGAAATCATAGACCAAAAAAACACTGAAAAATTCTTTGATGAAAATCGCCCCCCTTTAACTGATAACTTTGTAAAAGAGGAAGAACTTATATAACACAAACAACAAAAACCTATAGAGGCTGCAAGTAACCACACTTGCAGCCTCTTTTTATTAATATTAATAACTTAAAATCAGCTAATTATGTTCAAAAGATTTGCAGACCGTATTAAAAACACTTACAACAATGTAAGAACAAGAGTAAGTAATCTATTCAGAAAGAAGAAACCAGCAAACAAAGATGTAGCAACCGCTAAGGGAAGTAACGGATAACATTATGTCTAAATTCGCACAAACACAAGCAATAATACAGTCTATCCGTACCCAAACGGATACGGCTGTATTATTCTATTCAGCAGGAGGCAAAGATAGCATCGCACTGCTCGATATGCTCGCACCTCGCTTTAAGAAGGTAATATGCTATTTTATGTACCTCGTCAAAGACTTAGAGCATATACAGATATACATAGACTGGGCAATCAAAAAATACCCCAACGTAGAAGTACGCCAAATTCCTCATCTAATGTTAGATGTTATCAAGAAAAACGGCTTTTTCTGCGATGAACAACCTGATACCAAAGTACGCAAAATAGGTGAAATCGAACAATCTGTAATGCAAGAATGCAACTCACAATATGCCTTTTCAGGAATGAAAGGCGTTGATGGCTTTATGAAACGTATGCGCCTTAAAATGTGGGCTCCTACCTTCACTTCTCCCAAAGGTATGGTATATCCATTAGCACTATGGACAAATAAAGAAGTCTTGCAGTACATCGCCAATCGTAATCTTATAAAGCCAATGGTATATGCAGCCAAGTCCGTAAGTCAAGGAGTAGGATTAGATTATGAAACACTATCATTCCTTCAAAAGTACTACCCTAATGACCTAAAAAAGATACTCCAAGAGTTTCCTTATGCCGAAGTAGCCCTACATCAAGAACCTCAAAAAACACAAACCAATGAAAGAGTTTAAACAGTCCGAAACACAAACCATACAACGCTCACAAATACACTTTGCTCCTTACAATCCAAAGAAGCATACAGACGAGCAAGTAAAAGCAATCCTAAAAGACCTTAAAAAGAATGGTTTCTATGGTGGCATTGTTTGGAATAAAGTAACAGGCAACCTTATTGACGGGCACAAGCGAGTAATGGCACACGACCTATATCACAAGTACAATGGCACTCCTGAAACTGATTACCCTATCAAAGTAGAAGTAGCCAAGTTTGACCTTAAAACCGAAAAAGCACGCAATATATGGCACACCAAAAGCCAAACACCCTTAGACGATGACCTTATGCGCGCCTTAGTCCCTTCCCTTGATAACTACCAAGAAGCAGGACTAACCGATTTCGATGTGTCTATGTATAGCACCAGTATAGATGATTATTCATCTTATTCCTTTGATGACACCTACACCCCTCAACAATGGTCAAAAAACACAGAAGACGATGAATCACTACAAGCCATTGACGAGGCTACCAAAGAAAGTGAAGAAAACCACAATATAGACCGCTCTGTAAATTTCTATGACGATACTCCTGAAAATCAAATCGCACGACACAACGAAATACAGAAAGTAAAAGACCGTATCAGTAACACCAATAATTCAGACAAAGACGGAGGTATGCTATCTTATGTAGTAGTCAAGTTTCAAAACCCAAAGCATAAAGAAGCCTTTATGATACGTATGGGGTACGACCCTTACGAAAAGATGATAGAAGGAGAAGAATTTTCAAATAGTATAGAACGCATAGACTAATAACTTTCAATAAAAATCAATATGAAACCACGTAAGAAGATAGATAACGAAAAATACACCGATGAGGAACTCAAAAAAGCCCTTATCAAAGCCAACGGACAACCTACTAAGGCAGCCGAAATGTTAGGAGTAGATTATTCAGGAGTATATCGCCGTATTCGTAAAAACCCAGAGTTGGAAATGGTACAAAAAGCCTACCGAGCACGTACCTTTAACGATGTGTCCAACTTGGTATCTGTTATTGCCATTATGGGCGTTATCCGTGAGCCTCTTACTGATGAAGACGGCACAGTAATACCTAACCAATTCCGTGAAGTGCCAGTAGATTATCGTACCCGTATGACAGCAATGCAAACTGTACTATCCACTTTCAAAACCGACGACGGCATCCATGACGAAGTTTCCGTACAAGGCAGCATCGACATCGCCCAATGGCTTAAGAGTAATAGTAAAAGTAATGATTAAAACGCAACCCGTATATAACCCCCTATATCTGAATAAAGATAAGTTTATCACTATCCTTTCAGGAGGTCGAGGCAGCGGCAAAAGTTTTGCAGCCTCCACCTTCTTGGAACGCTTATCTTTTGAAGCAGGGCACAAGATACTATTTAGCCGTTATACTATGGTATCAGCCCATAGTTCTATTATACCAGAATTTGAGGAAAAGATAGAAGCAGAGGGTACACAAGCGTATTTTAATATTACTAAAACAGCTATCAAAAACACCTTTTCAAGCTCTGAAATCCTTTTCAAAGGTATCAAAACCTCATCAGGAAACCAAACGGCTAACTTAAAGTCTTTGCACGGTATTACCACCTTCGTAGGTGATGAAATGGAAGAATGGCTATCAGAAGAAGACTATGAGAAACTAATACTATCAATCCGCCAAAAAGGTAAGCAATTACGCGTTATTCTCATTCTAAACCCCTCCAATGCCGAGCATTTCATTTATAAGAAGTACATCGAAAAGACTCATAAAATAATAAAAATTGACGGAGTAGAGGTGCAAATATCCACCCACCCCGATGTATTGCATATCCACACCACCTACTTTGATAATGCAGAAAACCTCAATGAGCAGTTTTTTAAGCAGATTGAGGAGATAAAAGACCAAAGCCTCGCACAAGCCACCGATGAGCAAGGTAAATTCAGTCAGTCCTTGTTCAACAAAACCAAATACGCACAAAAAATCATAGGTCGTTGGGCTGATGTATCGGAAGGGGTCATATTCACCGATTGGGAAGAGGGCGAGTTTGATACCTCACTTCCTTATGGTTACGGACAAGATTACGGCTTCAGTATTGACCCTGATACCCTCATCAAGGTAGCGGTAGATAAAAGAAGAAAGATTATATACATAGACGAAAAGTACTATAATAACAAGCAATTATCCTCTGATGGGCTATATCAACTAAATAGCACTTTGATAGATCGCCCTGACGACCTTATTGTAGCTGATAGTGCCGAACCTCGTCTGATTGCAGACCTAAGAGACAAGGGGCTAAACATAGAGCCTTGCGAGAAAGGAGCAGGCAGCGTATCGGCAGGCATAACAACAATGCTCAATTATAAGTTAATGGTAACGCCTGAGAGTTTCAACGTGATGAAGGAGCTAAAGAATTACGCTTGGAATGACAAGAAAGCAGGTATCCCCATAGATAACCACAACCACGCTATAGATGCTATTCGTTACATTACAATGAAGCTGCTAAGTGGTACCAATAATAACCTATACCAACTCGCCTCAATGATTTAGCGGAGAGTCTCCGTGGCAACTCAAAATTAAAAACTCAAAATTCAGAAACGATGACCCAAGAAGAATTTAGACAAGATGTATCTATCATTGACACCACTACCTTTCAAAGACAGTATGATGTCAAAAAGCATGAGATATTCACTAATAAACATAAATTCCCTGACCCTGAAATCGTAATACCTCTTACAGACGAGGTAGGTAATCCCTTATTAGATAGTCAGAACAAACCACGTTTTGAAAAGCGTACTCGTTCACTCAATCGTATAGGCTTACCCTATCAAAAGCGTATCGTTGAAATTGCTACCATGTTTCAAACAGCTATCCCTTACAAATACACCGCAGAGGATAGTCCGCTCTTTGCTGCCTTTCAAGAGGTTATCAAAGCCAACAAAATGAGTTTCTCTGATAGTGCTATTTGTACAGAGGTCAAGCGCTACACCCTTGTAGCTGAGCTTTGGTATCTGGAGGAGCAGCCTAACGAACAATATGGTGTACCTACTCAATACCTATTGCGACACAAGTTACTATCTCCGCTCAAGTACAAGCTATATCCACGCTTTGACGACAATGACAACCTTATCTCTTTTGCTATTGAAAGCACTACCAAGGATAATAAAAAGACCATATTCCAAGGCTTTACCGCTGATGAGATATACACTTTTACCACAGAGAATGGAGTTACTACCACAGAAGTAAAACCTAATATAATTGGTAAAATACCAGTAGTACTCTATCATCAAGAAGAAACAGAATGGAATGCTGTACAGCACCTCATAGAGATAGCTGAGGTACAGCGTACCTATTTTTCTGAAAGTAACAAGAAGTTCGGAGAACCTATCCTAATGATCGCAGGAAAGGTAGAAGGTAAAATGGCTGTCAATAATACAGGGGGCAAGGTCTATGAGGTCAAGGACGGAGGTAATGTTCAATTCGTAGTACCACCTAATGCTAATGAAAATTTTGACCGTGAAATGAGTATGAACAGGCGTGATATACACGAGTTCACCCATACCCCCGACCTTTCCGATGAGTTCTATGCAGGCAAGGGTAATATGCTTTCGGGAGTAGGGCGCAAACTCGCATGGCTACCCGCTCATCTCAAGGTAAAAGACAATGAGGCTATATTCATACCCGCGTTACAAAGGCGTATCAATATCATTTTAGCATTCCTTTCCAAGATGTATATCCCCTTTGAGAAAGAACTCAAAACCATAAACATCACCCCTATCATCACCCCATTTGATATTGACGATGATACCGAGATGATACGTACCCTTATGGAAGCCAACGGAGGAAAACCTTTATTATCACAACGAGAAGCTATGCAACGCTTTGGCATTACAGACCCTGAAGCCCAATTACAGCAAATCAAAGACGAGGAAAATAGCAGCCTCAATGAAGCAAGTATCTAATGAATTACGATAACGAACATAGAAAGCACCTACTCGCTTACCTACAACAGATAGAACGCTTATTCTATCAGTGGGTAGGTTTTTCTGTGTCATTGGCTCTTAAAACTGACGTCAAGGAGCTTATTGCAAGCACTTTATTTGCTTTTTCAAACACCAAGAAAGGTAAAGCCTTTGAAAAGGAATTAGCTAATTTCAGTAACCAATTAGACCAAATCATAAAGCAAGGAATATCCAATGAATGGGCTTTTGCAAATATCAAACACGATAAACTATTAAGGGCAGGACTAACCAAGTATCAGAACTTAGAAGCGCTCGAAGCCTTCAAAGTACGCAAGATTAAAGATTTTACGGTCTCCAATCGAGTATGGGATATTACTAAAAAAGCTCAAACCGAAATAGAGCTTGCTTTATCTGTTTCCTTGGAGGAAGGTAAAAGCGCGGTACAGCTAAGCCGTGAAGTACGCAACCTATTGAACAACCCCACAGCCCTATTTCGCAGGGTAAGGGACAAATACGGCAATCTTGTGCTAAGTAAGAACGCCCAAAATTACCACACAGGACAAGGAGTGTATAGAAGTGCCTACAAAAACGCTTTGCGCCTTGCAAGTAACGAAATCAATGTAGCCTATAAGTCCTCTGATTGGTTACGGATACAGCAAAACCCTGATATTGTAGGCTTCGAGGTACGCCTATCACCACAGCACAAAGTTTATGATATGTGCGATGAGCTGAAAGGAAAATACCCCAAAACCTTTCACTTTCACGGCTGGCACGTAGGCTGCAAGTGTCATATCATCACCCTGCTAAAAACCGATAAAGAACTTATCAAGGAACTCAAAGCCGATGAAACCCTACCTCCTGAAAGTTCGTCTAATTACGTAGCCGAAGTACCCAACAACTACAAGCAATGGGTAACCGATAACAAAGACCGCTTCAAGAATTGGAAAACAAAGCCCTATTTTATCGAGGCTAATAAAGAGACATCTATAAAAAATGACATATCTCAATTAATGAAAAAAGCCATCAAATCAGAGCCTGAAATAACAGCACTACTTAATAAACTCACTAAGGAATTAGGAGGATATGCAACACCTATTAACTATAAAAGCCAAGAGTCTATTTTGCGCAAAGTTACCGATGAACTCGATGGAAATGTAGCAGGCATTAAAGATAGTATAAGGGCTACAATCATTGTACCTGAAGAAAAAATGAAAAATATTTTGCTGTATTTAGAAAAAAGTAGTATATTTGCACGTGTTAAAAATCAAACCCCCGAACAATTCTTAGGGTATAGTGGTATTCTTACCAATATTCGCACACAGCAAAATATCTTCGCTGAAATTCAATTTAATACCGAAAAAATGATTTACGCTAAAGAAACACCTCCTAATGCAATTCGCATTTTGGGGCAAAAAAGATATGATGATATAAGAAAAGAAACAGGAATTGAAGGTGGTTTAGGACATAAATACTATGAAGAAATAAGAGTGCTTAAAGCAAAAGCAAATAATACTCCTGATGTATTAGAGCGCATAACTGAGTTGGAAAAACAATCGTTTAACTATTACAGCAAATTCAGATGAGTAACCATACACAAATATTAGAGAATTTTCAAAACCATACCGATACCTACATCTATGATGATTGGCAAGAAGTCGTTATCAAATTCACTCGTGAAGGTGAAGAAATAATCTGTTACGCTAAACAAAAAGGAGAATCACCATATCTTATAGACTGGGAAACTAACCTTGCAATGAATGCTCGTATTAGTGGAAAAATAGTAGATAAAACCTTTTATAAAAACTTTTAAACCTATGTTAGAAAAAGCCATACAAATAGCCTTTGAGGCACACCAAGGACAAACCGACAAAGCAGGATCTCCCTACATTTTGCACCTTATCCGTGTAATGAATGCAGGACAAACCGACAATGAAAAGATTTGCGGTATATTGCACGACTTAGTAGAGGATACTAAATGGACTTTTGAAGACCTCAAGAAAGAAGGCTTTTCAGAAGAAATTATTAATGCCTTAGAATGTGTAACAAAACAACCTAATGAGCCATACTCACAATTTATAGAACGTATAAAGAAAAACCCATTAGCCGTTAAGGTCAAAATCAACGATTTAAAAGACAATATGGATATTACACGATTAACATTTATCACTGAAAAAGACACACAACGGCTAAATAAGTACATCAATGCGTATCACTGCCTTTTAAAGAATTAAACAACAAGCCAATGAAAATAAATAACACTGACATACAAACCACCTACCAAACCCACTTATTAGACACTAACTACAAAGACCTTCTTTGCTACCCTCCCCTAAAAAAACTACCCTCAAACGAATGGGCAGAGTATTACGGCAAAGAGTACGACACTACCACCCCCGTACTCGATACCCAGCAGTACACCCTCACCTTCATCAGCAAGGCAACCCATTACGCCCCCTTCATCACCTTCCTAACAGCACAAACCTATAACGATTTTCATTTTGAAGAGTTAGGCAAAACCTTCCGCTTGCGCTTCGTATCCGCTCAAAAAGCCAAAACCGAACAAGGCTACATCACTACCGATATTACCCTTGCCAACGACAGCCCTCTACAAGGCTACACCTACACCGCCCCCAATGCCACCCTGCCCCCTTCAGGCTTCACTATGGACGGTACAGACCTATCCAAGTATGGTATATACATTCTTGAAGAAACCCAAAACACCCTCCTACCCACCTACGAAGTAAAAGAGCACCTCACCACCACCAGCAATACCCTTGCAGGCGTACAATACGCCCAGCACGCTAACACATTCAAAGAGCGTACCCTTACCCTGAATTGCTATATCAGTCAGCCTCTCACCTCCTTTTGGCAACTCTACGAGGCACTGCTATACCAACTCACCAAGCAAGGCGAACGAACCATTAACATTTCCCCCTCTTTTGGAGGGGTAGGGGGAGGACTTAAAGCTATCTACCAAAAAGCAAGCATCAAGAACGCGCTGCTTATCGGAAATATCCTCAAGGTAGAATTTACCCTTACCCTTACCCTTGTGTAAAAATGTCAAATAATTGTCAAACCTCCTTGCTAATATCCTATCAATACTAACGTACCTTTGCCTCACTTGTAATTCATAGTTATGCAAATCAATTTTAATACAAACCGCCTTGATATACTTCCTACTGATGAAAGTTACCGCTATCGCTCTATAATGGGCGAACACACCCTTACCCTATACTTTTCATTACCCACTTATACCGAAATCCCCACAGGAGCGTGGTGTGAGTTTCAGGGCGAACGTTATACCCTCAATCAACCCGCTAAAATCGTAAAACATAACACCCAGCACTTTGAGTACACTCTCACTATGGACAGCGAGGGCGCAAACCTCAAAAACTACAAGTTCCGCAACCTCAACGATAAGACCCTCAAATTCCCCTTCACAGCCTCACCGCGCTACCATATTCAGATATTGGTAGATTGTCTCAATATGATAGATAGCGGTTGGACGCTCGGAACTACTATCGAAGCCTCCGAAAAACTCATATCCTACAACCATAACAACTGTCTCGAAGCCTTAGATATGATAGCCAAAGCCTTTGAAACTGAATACGAAATCATAGGCAAAACCATACATCTGCGAAAGGTAGAGTATTTCAAGAACAATCCCCTACCACTACAATATGGCAAGGGCAAAGGTTTTAAAACAGGCGTAAGTCGTACTACCGAACAAAGCCGCATCACACGCCTATATGTACAAGGGGGCGACCGTAATATCGACCGCTCAAAGTACGGCAATAAAGAACTATTACTACCCAAATCACAAGAGTACACCTATGAAGGCGTAACCTTCGTTTCAGACGACAAAGGGGTATCTATAACCATCAAGAACGCCCAAAACAACGGCTTTGTAAATGAGCAGAGCCTTGACCTCTCACATATATATCCTAAGCGAAAAGGTAGTGTTTCTCAGGTTTTTGAAGTAAATCACGATAAGCACTTCTACGACTTCACCGATACCACCATACCCCAAGCCCTCAACTTTTGGGATATGCGTATCAATGGCGAAAAGATGCTTATTTATTTTGAAAGCGGTATGCTCTCAGGTCGGGAGTTTGAAGTATCAAAGTACGACCATACCCAAAAACGCTTTCAACTTGTTCCCAAAGAAGAAGACGGGGTAACAATGCCCAACGATATATTCAAGCCAGCCATAGGCGATGAGTATTCCGTCTATAATATGCAAATGCCTAATGCCTATATTTGCGACAACGCCACCCAATCAGGTGCCAGCTGGGAGATGATGAAAGAAGCCTGCAAATACCTATACGAAAACCGCGCCGACCTCTTCACCTTCACCGGCGATTTAGACGGCATTTGGGCAAAAAAACATTGGGCTAATGTAGGTGGACGGCTCAAAATGGGAGCTTATATCCACTTCTCCGATACCGAGTTTCAGCGTACTCCCGTAGCCATTCGCATCGTGGGGCTCAAAGAATATGTCAATAACCCATACAGCCCACAAATAGAGCTTTCCAATAAGGTACAAGGACATTCTTTTGCGTCTGAAATGCGTAAACTCCAAAACCAAGAAGTATATTTCGGCGAACTCAACAAGCGCACCTTATCTGAAACCAAACGCAGCTGGCGCAACGCCTTAGAGACCATTAAGCAGGTAGAAGAAGCCTTTCCTGAATATACCAAGAGCATCATTCCTGCCACCATTCAGACGATGATGGCATTAGTAGGCAATAAGTCAGGGCAATTTGTCTTTGTAGCCAATAAGACTAACCCTATCACCGTACCTCATACCTTGTACTTTGATAGGAACAACAAGCAACTCAATGCAGGCAGCGGTTGGATAAAGCACTACGCATTAGGTACAACCGACATTAAGCCCAATTATTCAGCAGCGGACTATAAATATTGGTACGCACCAGCTTTTGTATCAGGCAGGTTAGACGATAAGGCAAAAACCTATTACCTATATATCAAAGCGAGCAAAGTCGTAGAGACCGCCGAGTTCGTCCTATCCGAAACCAAGATAGATATAGAGCAAGAAGCAGGCTATTACCATTTCCTATATGCCACCGTCAATTCCGAGTACAATGGCGAGCGCGGTATAGCCCAACTCAACGGCTTTACCGAAATCACCGGCGGACAAATCAAAACTGACAAGATAACATCAGGCAACGGACAGCAATACATCGAACTCTTACCAAATGAAATCAGGATAAAAGCTAACCTCCACATCACAGACGGCAACAAAACCGAAATAAAACAACTTGTAAACCCTGATTTACTTTCATTAGAGAACAAACTGAAACAATACACCAACGACACAAATAGCACTTTAGAAACCAAACTTAAGGAATACACCAACAAAGGCGAAATATACCTACGAGGTACAGGATCAAACAGAAGTGCTAACGCTATTATTCAACTTAATGGTCAGTATATATTCAATATAACATCAAGCGGCTTACAACTTGCTGTAATTCGCCGCTCCGACCTACAAGTCATATTCAAGCAGTCTTATTATATTCACGGTAGTGATGAAGGACGCACCGAGCTTGCTAATAAACTTAATAGTCTAAATAGTGATGTAATAGTTGCCTTAGCCTCCTTTGATGCGTTGGGTAGCAATGAAGCTCTTATGAATGCTCTTTATCGTTGTGGGGCTGGTATTCCAGCAAACTATTTCACTTGGCGATTACCCTATACTCTTATAGGCATTCCTAATATAGGCAAAGGCAATGGCATAGAGGTCTATACATCTGCTGGCAGTACAGCTCCTTATGCTGAGATTGCTACTAAAATCATCAATGGTACACCACAAGGAATAAATAGTGCTGTTAGTGGTATGATACAAGCCGAGCAACAAGCACGCACACAAGCCATTGCTGCTGCTCAAACCGCTACTGAAGCCTACGCTCGCACTCAATCCGAACTCACCAAAGCCCAAGCCATAGCCGAAGCCAATAAGCAAGCAGGAATAGCCCTCACAGCCGAGCAACAAGCTCGCATATTACAACTACAACAAAACCTCCAGCAAGCCAAAACCTTTGCTCAACAGAAGGTGAATGAGTTGAATGTTGGAGGAAGGAACTTAGTATTAAAAACAACAGAAAAGAGAACATCAGTAGGTTATGTTGGGCAGTATTGGAATTTCTCTGAAACAATGGTTGTTGGAAAACAATATATTTTATCTTGCTGTGTTTCTGGAAATTATAGTCGTTTACACATTTACTTTACAGATGTTTTCGGTCAACCTCGACAATATATAACGACTACACTTAAAGAAGGTTATAACGAAGTGACAGTAATTCCTAAATATGCTTGGACTGGATTGTGTGCGTATCACGAAGTTAAAGGGGTGTCGCCTGTGCTTACTGTTACAATTGAAAAAGTTAAACTCGAACGCGGCAACAAACCCACCGACTGGTCACCCGCTCCTGAAGACCTCGAAAACAAAGTTGCTGACATTGAAACAGACCTACAGAACGCCATCAACAACGCTAAAGCCCTTATCGCTGCTGAAGCTCAAAATCGCATTAATACAGATAAAAGAGTAGATAAGGTAGTAAGTAAAACAAACTTCCTTAATGACACACAAATAGACGGCAATGCAGTAGCCACAGGCACTATGATTGTTGGTAATAGTTCAGGGGTTCAAGCAGGCATTACAGGTGTAGGAGCAGCCAATAACGATGTACGCTTATGGGCAGGCAGCAACTATACTAACAGAGCCAACGCCCCTTTCCACGTACTCCAAGACGGCACTCTACACGCTACCAATGCTAACATATCAGGACACGTAGAAGCACAAAGCGGTAGCTTTAAAGGACATATAGAAGCTACCAGCGGACAAATAGGAAATGAATCTACTGGTATAAAAATAGGAAAAGAAGACGGTGATATTACTATCGGTGGCTTTTCAGAACGAGGTGGTATGTTTTTAGGAACTCCTGAATATTCCGATGAAAAAGAAATTATACTAAAAAAAACAGAAGGAGAAGGATTTCTTGATAATTACACAGCAAGAGCTACTGGTAAAAAAATAGAGTTAAGTGTAACAAACTTCGGGCGTGGTTATGGCATAGAAATTACACCAAGTGGTATGCGCAGCTTTAAACAATACGCTAACAACACAAGAGATTATGACCAATTTTATACTACTCCAACAGGAGTAACAACTACGGTCTATACATCGTATAATACCTTATATTTTGAAAATGGTATTTTAAAAAAAATAGGAAATCACGATAATTTTTAAATAAAAATCTAAAATTTTATATATTATGCAAATCATTCAACAAACAACCCGTACTACAGCACAAGAAACCGTGCAAGGTGTTACTATCACCTACTTCTACGAAAACGAAAAAGACACTACCCCTACAGCAGTCGCTTTTTCAGCAACTCGTGCCAGCGATAGTAACCACTACGCAACCCCCATTCAGGGTACAGCAACCGCTCAAGGCTTCAATATCCAAAACGACAATTTCCAACCCTCAGATATTGAGCTCTACAAGCACATTCACGAGACTTGCGCTGCTATTATCAATGGTCAAACCACTAATGATAAAAGCATATCAGAGTAGTAAATCGCTAACTAATTACCAATCAAAAAAGGCTATCAGCACAACGCTAATAGCCTTTTTCTTTCACTTTCTTAAAACCTAAATAACTTATATCGCCAACATATCCACACCACCAATAGCACAACCGCTATCCACCACCATCTTATTACTATTCCTTTCACTTCTTTTGTCTTATAAGCCATCGTTATCGCCTCGCTTATCCTTCGCTCTTCCTTAGAGCTTTGTATAACCGTATTAGTAAGGGTTGCCTTCGCCTCTATTAGGCTATTAGAAAGGCTGCTTTTAGTCGTAATCTTCACCTTTCCACCACTTACCCTTATAGTCTCATTATCACCATCACGAATGCGATAATACACCAGCTCCTTACTATTCCCCGCGCTATCCCTATCACTTTCAAGGCTTAGTTCATACTCTTGCAAAGCATGTGTATCGAGTTGCAAAGTTTGAGCGTTATGCTGAAAAAGAGCCGTACTATCCTTGTACTTTATAATACGCTCCTTTTGCACCTGCTTTTGCTCCTCAATTGTTGTTTTTCGTGTCCTACACCCTATCAAGGAGAGGAACGCTAATAATGCAATGATTATTCTATTCATAACTACTTTTCTTGTTTTCTAATTTCTTTTTCGAGCCACATTGTACCCTCTTCTAATTTTGTAATTACAAGTGATAACTCTCTTGTACGTGGCAACTGCTCTACTTTTGTAAGTAAGCTGCCTAATTCTTTTTTTAATTCTTTAAATTCTGCTGTCATTTTCTTCTATTTTTTTGATTAACTTCTTTAAACTGTCTGCATAGTTAGGAGCGGTAGCGTATCCCGCCTTTGCCACTTCTTCAGCAAACTTATAAGGGTCTGATTTTACTAACAACGCCTTTGCATAACGCTTGTTTTTGAAAAAGAACTGAGCGTGGTCGGTAAAGCATTCTTCTTGAGTTTCATACTTCCTAAACCAGTCTAACACAGAATAAGTGTATTTTCCATCAGATCGCTTCTTAATGCTGAATATCTTAGGAAATACAGCATTTGCACTCAATAATACTTCAGTAGTACGCAACAATTGCTTTTTATCGGCAGGCGTTTCAGGTCTTGCTTTTATTCCAAAAAGCATATTGCCAAAAGTACGTTCTCCCCACCAACTCTCCAACGCCGCTTGCGCCAACGTAAAAAGGTGCGAAATACCCGTTTTGCGCTCCGTCTCAAGCGCAAAAGGCTTGTATTGCTTTATAAATTCTTTCGGTGTCATTGTTGTTCGTTGTTAGATGTTTGAGATTTTTCGGACTGTTCAGCCTTTTCATTCATATAATTAGAGATGGTTTTAGCAACTTCCTCTAAGTTCTCACGGTTGATGAAAACTTGCTGAACAGCTTGTTCTGCACGGTCTAAGCGCACTTTGTCTTCAGCTTTTTCGCGTATAGATTTAATTTCAATTAGACATAGTACTATTGCCATAAAGAATGTTATAAAAGGAAATAGCCACAATGAGGTTTGGTAATAGGTTTCTAAGAACCAAGAAAGCATTCCATACATACTATCCACAATAGTACAAGCTATAAGTATGTTATAATATTGCGCCATCTTGCTAATGGTACGCCTATAGCCATAGGAGGTTCGTGCTTCACCAATACGTTTTGCTTTGCGCACACCACTCCAAAGGTCGGCGAATATCATAAGGAGTACAAGAATGTAGATACCGAGTAGTATCCATAGAATTACAAAGATTTTTTCCATATAAATTGAGTTTATTTATTAATATATTTAACAATGAAATAAGGCGTAAGGCTCGCCACAATATCCCACCAATCAATAAAGGTGTTTTTTACGTACTTATCGTACAACTCTTTAACAAGTCCCACAAGAAGCACCACACCAGCGGCAATTACAAAGGCTTCCCATAATGAATAACACAGCCAAGCAATCAGAAACGACACAACAAAAATAATATTACCACACATCGAATGCAGCAATTTGTCATTTCCTTTAAGGTTTTTAATAAAAATCTTTTCCATTTACTATAAAATTAAAGGTTTATACTGCAAAATTACTACATAATACACCTCTTTTTTCGCATCTCTTAAATATGTCAAAAAAATGTCAAATCAGCATTACATTACTTAACATTTTACCCCCTACTTTTGCAAAAACAAATATTGTACATCTTATGGAAAAAATCCTACAAGCTCTCAAAACCAAGTATGCGCACTTGGGGTTAGAGGAAAACATTTTAAAAGCAATCGCTACTCGCTTAGTGAATGCGGTTAAAGAAGAAAGTGAAATCGAAAACGCCGTCAAAGGAGTTGAGGAAGAAGTTAAGCTATTGCAATCAGTAGCCGATAAAGGGCGTACCAGCCTTACAAAGGCAGAGGAGGCTCGCAAGAAATTAGAGAAAGAACTTGAAGAAGAAAGGGCTAAATCTAATCCAAAACCTCAAAACCCACCTACTCCCTCCACAGAGCCTAAACCTGATGAAATGCCAGAGTGGGCAAAAAGCCTCGTGGAAGCTGTAAAAAAACAAAATGAAACTATTGCAGCATTTCAAGCTGAAAAGCAACAAGAAAGTGCTAAGGAACGTTTCCTAAACCAACTCAAAACGCAGGGGGTTTCAGAAACATTCTACAAACACCACTTAGGGCGTACTTTCAAAGACGATGAAGAAATGAATGCCTTTGTCAGCGAACTAAAAGCCGATGAACAAGCGTTTTTGCAAGCGCAAACTAATGCAGGGCTTTCTTCACACTCAAGACCTATTACAGGGGGTGGATTGAAAGAAAATGAGCCTTCCCCAGAAGTACAAGCATTATTTAAAAAACAATGAAACAGATAACTAAACAAACCGCAGGTAGGCAAATAGTTGTTTTTGACCAAGTATTAGCCACCCTCCCAGCTGGGGTACACATTAACGCTACTGAAGCTAAAAAACGCTTTACAGATGGCGTAGTACCCGCAGGTACGCTCCTTGTCCCTCATACTGACGGGACTTACAAGCCAGTGAATGAAACTTTTTCAGACACTAACATTGCTACAGCCGTAGGACTTACATCTGAAGACATTGCTATTGACGATTTTCCTATGGTAGCTGTAGTTTTATCGGGTACTGCCCGCACTGAGGCTTTGCCTGATAAAGAAAAAGCAGGTGTAGGATTTATGAAAAAAGTCCTTACCCGTATCACTTTTTATTAATCTTTAAAACAATAAACAAATGGCAAATACAATTAATGCTGTAAACATCGTGCCCGAATTTCGTGAAGCTGATTTGCAATTCGTGGTAAATAACAATCCGTTAGGCGACTTGCAGTATCGTAATTATTTCCCATTGAAGTTCAATACAACATTAGATTGGGCTTCTATTGAGAAAAATACCGATAACAAGGTTGCTGCTGAAATTGTGGCTATTGGCTCAAAATCTCCACGTAAAAGTCGTGATTTTGTAGAAAAAGTAAAAGGGGAAATCCCTAAAATTGAAGTAGCCCGTGATATGACTGAGCGCGATACTATCCGTTTGGATAATATCCGTGCAATTTCAAATCGTTATGGGGGTAAAGATTCAAGTGCTTACAAAGAACTTCTAAAATCTATTTATGAAGACCCTATCTTCTGTGTCAATGGAATAAATGCTCGTTTGGAATTACTCGCTAAACAAGCAGTTTCCAAAGGAGAATATACACTTATGGCGGGG